CCGTTGATTATACCATTGCCTTTCGCATTTACTTTGGCGAATTCTGTGCACAATTTTACGCCAACAATGCCACTTTCTTTTCAGCTGTCGGCATCAACCCCGAGTCTACTGAATGGACCACACTGTACGATTATCTTGCTGAGAACTCTGATATTGGCTTTGATTCCGATTATTCTAACTTTGATGGCTCTATACACTCTAATGTTTTGGCTGGCTTTGCCGAGCTTGTCACTGCATGGTACAATGACTCATTTCATCTTGAGCGTGCCACTTTGATGCATGAACTTGCTCACACCGTTCATCTTATGCGCAATCAGCAATTTGTCACTCTTGTGGGACACCCCTCCGGCAACCCTGCCACTTCTATCATCAACACTGTGGCCAACTACGTTAACGTTTACATCGCTTGGCGGCTTATTATGCGTGAGCATTGCCCCATCAACTATGAGTTCTTTCGTTCTGTTGTTCGTGCCAAAATGTATGGCGATGATAATCTTGTTTCTGTTGCTCCGCAGCACTTTCCACACTTCAATCGCATTTCTGTGGCCCATTGCCTCGCTCAGTTCGGCATTACCATCACTGCCGCCCATAAGGAAGATGACCTGATACCAGGCTCTCCAATCTCGGACCTTACCTTTTTAAAACGTGGATTTCGTCGCTGTTCTTTTGGTCCCTTTTGGCATGCAACCATTGACACGAGCGTAATCCTTGAACTTACCAACTGGATACGCACTGGCCAACCTGCTAAGGAACTCACGCGTCAAAATTGTGTCGATGCTCTCCACTTTGCTGTGGGGCATGGACGTGTTTATTTCGAGCATATGCGTGATGCTATTAACTGCGCCCTCGACAAAGTGGGTATTCCCACTATTGCAAGTGAATTTCGTGACATGCATGATGAACTTCTTTGAATTTTTCTTCTACATTTATTTGGATTTTAGTTTTAGCCTTTTTGGATTTTGTTAACCCTTCTGGACTCTCTTTAACCCTTTTGGATTTTAAAAAAA